GCGGGCGGCTTCTTCGCTGGCATGGTGTGGGCTCCCTCTCAGAGTTGACGGAAACGGGCGGGGCCGGGGCCGGGTGGCGAGGGAGATGCCCCCAACGCCGCGGCCCCGGCCGTAAGAATCAGGCGTCGGTGATGATCGACACGCCGAAGCCGTCGATCCCCTCCACCACGCCGAGGTAGCGGTGGGACACGTAGGCGGTCAAGCCGCTCTTGCCGGTGCGGACGCGCTCAAACAGCACCTTGCCCGCGATCACGATCTGGTTCGGATCGTTCTCCATCGGGATCGTGCCGTCGCCCCACAGGATCGCGCCCTTACCGAACATGCCGCCGGCGCGGTCGGCGCCCGCGTTGGCGGTCGGGACGAACGTGCTGGTGAACACGTCGACGCCGGCCAGCGTGCCCTGAAAGCCAGTACCGCGGAACGCGATCAAGTCGGCCGTCGCCGGCATGAATTGGAGCGCGCCGCCGGTGTTCACGGCCAGGTCCTTCCGCATGTCGCCCCATTGCACCGGGTGCAGCATCGCGAGCAGCGGGCCTTCGGTGTGGGCGATCTCGTTCGCCGTGATCGCGTCGAGGAAGTTGGCCGCGGTCGCGTCCACGCCCGACGTGCCTACCGTGGTGGAGAAGTTGTCCACGAGGTTAGCGATCAAACTGGTCAGGGTGAGCGCGCCGGAAAGCACCGCGTCCATCGCCATCGCGTCGATGTTCACCAGGCCACCGGCCGTAATGCGCGCGAGGTCGGACGCCTCGTAGCTCTTGCTGTAGCGCGCCACCGCCACGGTGGAGCTGCCGTCGGTCAGGGCGCTGTTGGCGACCGCGTTGCCGTCACCGGTCGACGCGAGCAGGTCGTACCCCATCAGGCCGACGTGCGACACCTTGATCGTGTTGGAGCGCGCGCCGACGCCGATGTCACCGACGTACATGAGCGCCGGGTGGTTCTGCAGGGCCTGCCGCTCGGCGGCAAGGAGGATGTAGGCGTTGGTCAGCGATTCGGCGATGGTCAGATCACCAATGCCGGAAAAAACGATTTCGTTTGCCATTGTTGCACTCGTAGGGTGAAGGTCTGTTCACTCGCCTACGGGTTTGACGGCTTACCCTTGCCGATGGCTTGACACGGAGAGTAGCGCGGTGCTGCCCGGCGTGTCAAGCGCCCGTGCGCGCCGCCTTGCGAGCTGCCTCCAGGCGGCGCATCGGCTCCATGTCGCCGGTGCGCTTGTAGTGCTCGCGGGCGGCGGTGAACGCCTCGGCGGTCAACGTGGCGCCCGTGGGCGTCGGCTGACCCGCGCTCGCCGGCGGCTTCGGCGTGGTGGTCGTGGTCACCGCCTTGGCGGCCGAGCTGGGCGGCGCGAGGTAGCCGGCCAACGCCTTCGGCACGGTGGCACCGTCCGCCAGCAACGCGCTTAGGTACGCGCCGAGCGTCGCCGGGCGCCCCTCCGTCGGCAGGGCGGCGAACAGCGCGCGCGCGACGATGTGTGCCTCGGGGTCCATGAGGCCAGCTCGATAGAGATCGCGGTCCTCCGCGTGCGTCACCCGCTCCGCGGCGATGGCGGCACGCTCCTTCTCCGCGGCGGCCCGCCACTCCCCGACCTCGCCGAGCTCACTCTTGGCCGCGGCAAGTTCCTTTCGCAGCGCATTGCGCTCCCCGACCACCTCTGCCAGCCTCGAGGCTGGCACCATCTCCGGCGCCCTGCGCTCCGGCTCCACCGTGTCGGCTCCGTTCGTGCTCGTGTCCATTCTTCCTCCCTCATCAGTCTGACATCGACGGTGGCTCACCAGCGATCACTGGCGCAGGTAACAACGCCGCCCGCACCATCGCCTCCTCGCTCCGCGCGTCCACCACGGCGGCGAACGCCTCTTGATACGGCGTGCCGGGGTTCAGCTCGATAAAGGCGGACACCGGGCCGACCAAGCCGGCGTCGATCCGCGCCTTGATCTCGGCCAGCGTCGCCATGCGTTCGGCCGCCGATTCCGGCAATCCCGCATAGGCGATGCGGTAGGCGCTCGGCGCCTCGGCATACTCGGCCCCCGTAGACCGGTTCAGAAGCGCCGCCACCGTCGCTATCAGTTGCAGATCGCCACGCCGAAACTGCGGCTCGTACAGCCGCTGTACCGCCCTCGCCTGCTCCCGACTCACGGCCAACGAGTAGCCCGAGCGGATGTCGGCCTGTTGCCGGGTCACGTCGGGCGCCTGCAAGCCGGCCAGGGTCAGCACGCGGCGCTCGTACATGCTGATCGATGTCAGCAACGCCACCGGATCGGCGGATGCCTGCCACTGACCGACCAGCGGCTGGCCGGTGAAGGTCGGATCGACCTCCATTTCCAACAGCGTAGCGGGGTCGGTCGTCACTTCCCGACGACCCGCGATCCGGTTGCCCTCACCGTCGACCGCATCCACGCCGAGGACTCGCGCGCCGACGGTGTACCGTTGGGGCCACGACGCATCGCGCAGCACATGGCCGTAGAACGTCAGGTATACGCCGAGCATCAGCGACCCTTCGACAACCTCGCGCATCGTGTACGGGTCGAACACCGTACCCGTCTGCGCCGCGTGGTAGACCACCCACGGCAGGATCGGCGTGCCGTCGGCCAGTCGATACGGGTACGCCTCGCCCCTGAACGTCTGCCCGAGTACCTGTTCACTCACGTCCTGACCGCCTGCGGTGTACGCCGCATAGAGCGGCGCCCGTGGATCGCGAATGTCGTAGACGTGTCGCACCCACCCATGCACCGGATCGCGAAGCCATTCCTTAATCTTCACCGGACGCGATGGCGCCGACGGATCGACCTCTACCGCCACCATGTCGGGGAACACGGGCCGCGCCACGACATGCCCCATCGTGTCGACGCTCAGCCGCACCAGCATTTCGCGAAGGCCGAGCGTGTCGCGCTGTACCCGCTGCATGAGCGGCCAGAAGCCCGCCGCGTCGAGCGCCGCGGCCACTGGCTCCGATCCAGCCGGCACGGCTACCGCCGGCGCTGCGTCATACAGCACGGCGATCTGCTGCCAGATCGCAAGGTATGGATTTGCCGTGAGATCGAGCGGGCGCCACGCATCGGCCTTGACGTTGCCTACGGCCTGTCGGATGCGGGCGTCCAGGTCCTGCTGATATTGCGAATACAGCAGGCGGCGGCGCAGGCGCGTGTGCTCCACGCGCTGCGCCTCCTCAACATCCTTCGGCGGCGGCGGGAGCATGGTCACGAGGTCCACGGCGGAATGGTAGCGCATCTATCGGAAACGCACCACCGTACCGCGGCCGTGTCCGAGACGGAAAATGTAGTCTTTCAGAGAGTATCGGAAGGCGTCCGCGCAATCCTTGAGCGGGTGATCGCGCGAATAGTCCCACGTCTCAAAGGCCGTCGCGAGCAGCGCACATCGCGGGTGAAGCATGATCCGACCAGCCGCGATGCCCTCGTACACGTACCGACACCCGGTGTCCATCGCACCAGACGAAGGGCCGCCGTCTTTCGCCGAAAGCACGCGCGGCGTCAGCGCCGCGTGCGGAATCGAAAGCTCGCGCGCCAACGCGCGTGACGTGTTCAGATTCGACTTTTCCACCCACCTCGAGGCAACGGGGTTGTCTCCGTACACCGCGTGAAGGTCTGACCAGCGGATGCCCGTCCGATCGAGCATCCGCACGAGCTCGCCAGCGAACTGCTCGGCGGTGGAAATTCCGGGCATCGCCACCATGTCGACCGCATACACAAGCTCCTGTCGCCGCCCTTTGTCATCCAGGTAGCTCTGCACTTGCGAGAGCACGCCTACCTGCCCGTACTGACGATCAGCCGCGGCGTAGTCGATGCCGAGCACCCATCGGACAACGCCGCGCGACGGGTCAAGCCGTACCCCGGCGTTGACGTGCCGGGCGCGGTCGAAGCACACGTAGAACACACCAGACGGGCGCGTCTCCCACTCACCGTCCAACACCACCGGCGCGTACATGGCCGGCGTCACCCGCCACTGTTCCGCGATCCACTCGTCGTCCATCGGTGTGCCGTCGAGTAGCCGCAACGGCCCTGCGGCCCCTACGGGCGTCAGGTTCGCGGCCGTCATGCGCGCGTGGACCTCGTGCACCGCGCCGCCATCCACCATCTCCCGCAGCCAGTCACAAGGTCGGTTGATGGGCGTCAGCGTGATCCCGATACTCCCGGCGTTCCGCATCACGCGCCGGTCAAGCTCGCGGTAGATGCCCTCGTCGCATGGTTCGTCAATCGCGACGTAGTGAATGGTCGCGCCCGCCAACGCCTCCGGCCCTTGGTTCGTGGTCCGAAAGCGCACGACTGAGCCATTGTGAAACACTACCGCAGGGTTGTCCTTGCCGAAGCCGTTACGCGGGTCGAAGCGCGTTGCGCGGATGGCGTCGCGCGGCACAAGCTCCCAGAACTTCCGCATGATGGCGACCGACTGTGCCCACGACGTACAGACCACCCACACCTCCACCGGCGGCGGGTGCGTCGGATAGTGCGGGTGTGTTCCCATCGCCCGATACACCACCTCGGCCATCGCGCTCCACGTCTTGCCGAGCTGGTTACCGGCACGAAGCAGCTTGCGCGGGGCGCGGCTACGCAGCCACTCCGACTGTGGCGGTGTCCACCGCACACGCGCCAATGGTGCCGCGTCCATCCGCGCGCGCCAAAGGTCCAGGTCGCGCGCCAGCGTCCCGAGCACCTACCCGCCCGCCTGCACCACCCGCAGCGGCGCCGGCGGCGACAGCGCCTCCAGAAGCTGGTCGCGCTGGTCCGCAGGCATGGCCCGCACCGCCGCGATGATCGAACCGAGCAGCTCAGCATCCGGCCGCGCCGCCATCGCGGCCTCCTCTGCCGCGGCCGCCTCCTCCGCCTCGCGCTTCGTTGCCGCCGCCAGGTCGATCCACAGTTGGCGCTCGAGCCGCGAAAACGTGTTGACCGCCTGCCACGATCGCGACCGCCGCGCCTCGTTCGCGTCATCCTGACACTCAACGATCAGGCGGCGAATGATCTTACTCTGCGTGTCGAGCGTTGCGCGCTTCGGCCGTTGCAGCCGATTTTGCGTGCTCGGCGGGTCGCTCTTGCGGTTCATCGTCTGTCCCTCTTGGTGAAGCTACGCGCGGGCGCGCGCGGCTGTCAAGTCTACGGCGGGGCGCGCGCGCGAAAGCGGACAAGGGGAAACCGCCCGGGGGTGTGCGGACCCCCACACTAATCATCCTCCCCCCACCTTGACACCTCGCGCGGTCGAGGCCGGTCGGCCGCCTGGTGCCGGCCGTCCACTTCGTCAAGCCGCTGGTGTTCGCCCGTCCAGCGCATCGGCACGTCGCCGGCCTGCCCG